GATTGTCCACCAATCCAGCAAATATGCTGATAACGTCCACCAGATAATTTTTTTGTACGTACTCTTCCGCCTGCCCTCACGCAAGCCTCGAATTTTGCTGGCATATTATTCTCCTTTATTTCTTTTCCTTAACATCAATTTTCGGACATTCTGAAACTCTCTTGACTAATTCAACTTCGTTTCTGCTAAAGCCCTTAAAACTATCTATGGCACTTTTAACTTTTATTTAAGATTTTTCAATATCTCTTCTATTTCGTGTTTTTTAAGTTTATAAGTATTTATCCCCTTTTCTTTCGCTTCCTTTTTCAATTTTAAAAAACTTGCCAAACCAGATATAATTTTAGGACTTTCATACTTAAAGTGTGGTTTCAGTTTTCTAATCACATCTTCGTCTTCGGTATCAAATTCTCCATTTTCAAAATTCGCAATCTTTTTCCTTCTATTGAAGACGGATAGTTCCTTTTCTTTAGAGTAAAACCTCATAATTTTTCTCCTTATTAGAAAGGTAACAAATTCCTACTTTTTAAAGGGGGTACAAAAAATTTCAGAATCTGCTACCCTTCATCTTGTTTACGCTAGTTGAACTAAACCTACACTTATTAAAACAGTCAATGCTTCACTTGCTTTGGGGAATACTCTCATTAGGAGAGTTCCCTTTTTATCTACCGTTCCAGTTAGTGTTTCTTCTTCTGTCTGCAAATATGGTGCAGTTTCTACTTGAATTAGATACTGTTTATTTAATATTCCAGCTCCTTGCATTACAGGTAAACCTTTTTCGATTTTAGAAGCCCAATATCCACCAGGTACAAAACTGACTTCAAAGCTAGCAGGAGTACCAGCAGCTTTTATATAAGCACAAATCTGTCCAGTTCTCTTGGTTGGATGGAGTATGAACGTATCAAACTCATCTACTTGAGCAGCAGCATCACTTGTTGCATTAACAACTGGTTCATTTACAACAATAGCATCTGCACTAGTCGATTTTACGGTATATACGCCATCATTATCTGCCACTCCAGCATCGATTGAACCCCTGACGATTATCTGGTCGCCCACGTCATCAAACATAGTACCAATACCAGCACTGGCTATTGTATATACACCAGCTACAGCAGTAAAAACTAAAACAGCGTCAGTAAAAGTTTTAAGAGCAGCAGCAGCAACAACCGTTATTTCTTTCTCATCATCCAATACTAAATCAGTATTGGTAGGAACATCTATATACATTATTTTTTCTCCTTTCATTAAAATTTTGAAGGGGGCAAAAAGCCCCCTATATATTAACTAAACTTTAGTTTCTGCTTTTCCAGTCATATCCGCCCAATAAAGTTCTTTGGGTTTAATTACTCTAGATCCCCAAACGTGCAAACCTCTGGTAGCAGTAACAAAATCGCTTGACAATCTAAGAGTTTCAGTTTCTATTATCTGCTGTACGAATGCGATTGAATCATAACTTCCAGCCATAATGGCATTGTGCCATTTTGTTGCGTCAGGTTTCGCACATAAGTTAGACTGATACATGTCAAAATTCAGCACTCGTCCTATGAAACCGTTCTTTAGGTCGCCCTTTAAATCTTCAGCAAGAACGATTCCAGCATATAATAGTCTTAAAATAGCCCAAGATGGGAGGACTATAAATTTCTTATCAACATTAACTAGTTGTAAAGCATCCCATAATTCACCAATGGTACTGGTAATCTTTTCACTATCAAGACTAGCATTTAGTACGTAAGGTGTAGCTCCCATAGCACCCTTGAGGTAAAGACTCGCTATATAAGCATCGACCTTTGTATCCAATCCGTAACCAGCTTTTTGAGCATAGTTCGTCATGTGGTTAAGGTCAGATTGCTTTTTCTTGATGTCGCCTATGCTTATACCGTAGTAGTAAGCCTGGTCAACATCCAGGAATATAGCTGAATCTTGAGGGGTCTCATATTGAACAGGATCTGTAACAGCAGCAGCAGCAGCCTTAGGATCGTACTTTCTGATAGTAACTTCTCCGAGTCCTCTAATAACAACTCTATCGCCAACTTCACTTATTTCACCTTCATATTCTTTTGTTGCGATTTTACCGAAAACTAATTTGTCATCAATTTCCTTTAAAACTTTTGCAGCGAATATTATTGGGACAGCGTCTCTTATCTCATCATTTCCAAAACTCATTCCAGTCTGTGGCATTAAATTTCACTCCTTTCTTATTTTTGTTTTCTAAGTTCTTCCCAATGAGCCATCGACTTCTCTATCTTGGGAAGATTATCTTTAGCTTCTAACGGAGTCATATTTTTGACTTCTTGTGGTGTGTAGAATTCATCACTCTTTATCTTGATACCACCCGTTAAGCTCTCTTTGTCTACCTTGCGAGTTTCCATAGATTTAAGGAGTTCTTGATTTTCTTCTAAATCAAGTTTCATTTTTATTTCAGGATCTTTAGAACCTTCTGCATAGAGCCTTTCGCCTGGATTTTTAGAATGAAAAATAGCTGCTTGCTCATACTTGTTTCCACCAATCCGTTTGATTGCTGCATTGTAAACTGTTCTATAATCTAAACCAATAGATGCTAATTTGGAATATTTAAGTTCTGCATCCCGACAAGATTCATCAAATTTTTCTTTTGCTATTTCTTGATCAGCAGCAGCTTTCGCCGCTTCTTGTGCCTTTCTAAATGTGGCAGTAGCTTCTTTTTCAAGACTTTTGAATCCCGTCTTGACTTCTTTGACGGTTGCATAATCTTCGTCTTTACCTTCAAACTGAATTTTCTCCGAAGCAAGCTCTACTGGTTTAGAATTTTTCAATTCTTCAACAGTTTTTTTTAGAGACTCTAATTCTCTCCTGCTTGCATCCAAATCATATTGAGCTTGTTGACGATTTGATCTTTCACCTTGTACATCCTTAATTAGCCCTTCGTATTCTTTTTTGGTGTAGATTTTTTCTTCCTGAACATTACCTTCTTTAATATCCATGTGTTTTCTCCTTTCCTAACCTCTGGAGTAAGAGTAATCCTGGATTCCTTCCAGTGGAGTTTTTTACCCTAACTAATAGTTAGTATTTTTATACTTTCCCAACCATCGATTGTAATTTTGGTTGAGAAGCCTTTCCTTTCGTCTGTCTTGCAGGTTGTTGTTGTTCTTCTTGTGCAACCCGTTGCGCTTCCTCCCGAACTCTTTGGACAATTTCTTCTTTATTAGGTATATCTGAATTTTCGATTATTACATCTATAGGTATGGGAAGACCGGCATTTGCTAAATTCATTAACACTTCTAGATTAGCCATTCTTATAGTCGGCATATTCGGTTGTTGCTCGACCTTATATCCATAATGACCAACAGCCCAAGATTTCATTGCCTTATAAAGTTGTTCAATATCAATTTCTTGTTTTTCGTCTTGCATTATATGAGCAACTTCGGCTGGCGAATAGACTTGAGAATGTCTAATCATTTCAATTAATGTTTCTCCAAAAATCCTTTGAGAAAGTCTAAAATTATCGTAAACCGGTTCAGAAATCGTTGCCCCCTGACGTTGTCTTCGCAGGATAGCAATTCCTGAATCAGTCCTTTTATCTCCTTGACCCATAATGTCCGGATTAAGACCTGAAATCTTTTTCATACTTGCTTCATCATCTTGTTTTAGAATGAAAAGTCCTTCAGGAAATCTATTTGGTTCAATTTTCTTTGGATCATGGTTCATCCATGTAACTATAACTCCAGGCTTTGAACCTTCTTCCTTCAAAAGATCTATAGTATTTACTTCTTTTTCATTAACAATCCAACCCGTATTGGCTGTATGATTAAGAATATGAAGCATCTGAGAAGATCTTTTATTTATTTCTTTTTGTGGATCTTTAAGTCCCTCGACTACTCCAAAAGTAACCCCGTCAAACCAGTAAGGGCAAAATCTTTGTATGGGAAATAAAGTCATTCCATGATAGGGATCTTCAATATGTTCTAATTCCATATCTCCCAACATGGTACTTATGTGTAAGACTTCGTCTATATGTTCTACAATGGAATATCTTGGTCGCCTATTTTGACTTTCAGCCAATCTTGTTTCTTTTTCTATAACTACTTTTGCTACGTCTTTTTGAGAATCGTGGATAGGCGTAAAAATCATTGTAGCTCCATCTATGAGATATAATTGTTTTTTATAACTTTTCCACCATATCTCTTTTAATCGATAATTGTATAATGAAGGATCTCTATCCTCTTTGTCTGATTGCTTTACAAGTTTACCGGTACGATCCATCATATCTTCATCTTGAGGAT